TGACCTGTGGTTTGGGTTAGCACTGCATATGCTTCATAGGTAGGGTTGCCTGTTCGGTTACGGCTTTTAGCAATAATACGCTGCGTGCTTCCCGTATCGGTTCTATCAAATTCAACAGGATTAAAGTTATATTCCTTGCACCAGTATTTGTATGTATCGCTCATAAACAAAGCCCTTAAGGACAATATTCTTTTGGTCGATATACCGCCATCAGCGGACACAATTAATGTTTCTAGCTCGTGCTTTCGGGTGGTCATGTAGGCTGATAAGCCAATAGGAACTTGCTGGGATTTACCTGTATTATATGGGGCTCTAATCAACCCATTAAGACGGGCACTTTTAGATAGGGATTGCTTTTCCCAGTCATATATACCTTTCTGCATAACAAGGTGTATATCAGCTTGGGTTATCTTGTTTCCATCTTGGTCAGCTAAGCAGTTTTCGATAAAAGAATTACGGAGCTCTAACGAGTCGGGTGGTGGCTCGTGCCCTACTATGTTGACTAATGCGTCTGACCAGCTATTCAGCTTTTTCTTTTGGTTCATAGGCTCGCTTGCACAATATGCACTGCACCTCGCAGCTGTCTCCAGTAGCTACTTGTCCTAAACATTTAAATAATCTAGCTTTGTTGTGAAAGGGTACAGGCTTTGGTATAAAATTTGCTTTCATAGTAGGAAGTTTATATGGTTTGATTTTATTTGAGTTTGAGTCGTTCATTCTCTTTCTCTAAGAACTCGACTTTAATCCTTAACGCAGATACTTCCTCTGTTAGCTTTAATATTTGATTTCGCAACTCATCCTTTTCATCGGATGACTCTTCCAATAAGTTCTCAAGGTTGCGCACCCTGTTCTTCAGGTCATCCCTGTACTGAACAGTGTCGCTATTATTGGTTTCATTCTTTTTTTGCTCAGCTTTTATTTTAAGCCTAGCTTCAAAGAACTTCCAGACCCCAGCGGAGCCCAGTACTGTTGCGAGCGTAATAACAATTTGCGTGATGTTATCCATTTTTGTTTTTATATATTTTTTCTCTCGATAATCTGGACATACTACCAAAAGCTGCGATTATAAATAAGACCCACCCATAGTGTGTTGGACTAGGGAAGCCTATTGTTACAAGGTACATAACAGCTGACGCTAGGTACACACCAAGACAAATCATAGAGGCTCGCACTCTACAATTTATCTCGTCAGAAGCCACGCAAATTATTTGATGGATACCCGATAAAGCAGGTATCAAAGAAAGAAACAGACCAGTCCCAATCTCAATGCTTAATGCAAATGGGACTAAAAAAATATTAGCCAGCGCAAGAATAATCTCGGTTGGCTGATTATCAGAATACATCCACACCTGACGAAGGCGTAATAGCTTCATCTTCATCAGAAACAGATTAAGTTGGAGATTGTTGATGGGTCTGTCGTTAAGGAGTTACAGGATGAGCTCAAGATAAAGCTCTCTATAAGCTCGGTCAATACGACAATGCACATTAGCACTAATTTTTTCATACCACTTCATATGTTGTTTCTATTGACTCCATCTTCTTGGTAAACTCCTTGAGTTGCTCCATATCTAAAAAGTCTTGTAGTATTAGAAGGGTCTGCTCCATAATACGATTCTTGTATTCAATAATAATGGCAGGTTCATTACTCAGCTCTTTACGGACATCGTGCAAATCCTTCATAATCTTACTCAGGTCTTTCGGGTGTATTTCATCTAGGTCAGGGTGCCTCTCTAGCATAGACGTTATCTTGATGAGCATGAACTCTACTTTAGCTGATAGCTTCTCTTTTCGTTCCTCTAGCGTTCCAAGGAACTGAAGGGTACCTCTGTATTGGTTTAGGTCTTCTAGAACGTCTCTGTCGAAATATGAGTCTTCTTTTACTTGCCGTATCTGCCTCTCTATAACAATCTGCTCATCTAGCTTCTCACGCTCTGATTTCCAGTTGTAAATCGTTTGTCTTGACACACCCCATTTTTCAGCAACTTTAGACACGTTGCCCATGACATCTATATCTCTTAATATAGCAACCTTTTCCTCTGTACTAAACTCGTTATTCCCAGCCTTTTTCTTTGACATACTCTATGATAGATTCTATGCGGTTATATATATAATTAGGCAACTTATCAGACATTGAAGGGATTGAATGCAAACACTCAATGACCACCTTAATCTCCTCCATTAGCTCCTCTCTGGATTCAATCCTCGACTTCTTATGCCACGTCATTACGTAGAAATTTATTGTAGTTTACAAACTATAGGTAAAAATTCCTCAATATGCAAGGATAGTAGGTAGAAATCCCTTGTTTACACCATTTGGTGAAAATTTAATTTTTGCGAAAGGCTTGGTGGCAACATACGCCAAAATATATTTTAATATATAGCCCCTGTTACAGCCTAAAGTATATTATAAAATATATCCTGGTATATAATTCCCGTATATAATAATATTATATATTCTCGTATATACATTCCCGTATATTATAACATACAATAAGCTGTAAAGGCTTAACATAAATTTAAGGTTTAATAAAAAGTATATTTGTTTTTTTGTCTACAATATATATTGCAAGTATATTTATTAATATAATAAAGCAATGAATAAAAGTAGATTTTAATGTATAGGGTTCGATACTAAATAATATCATTAAAGTAATTAGTAAAGTATATAATAAGTATTTCATTTTATTAATCATTATAAAATTCAGCTCCTGGTGTTTCTAAAACTATTTTCATATCGTAATATATTTCTTCAGCATCTATAAATGTATCTATCCAATCATGTAATATATGTTCCTGAATAAAGGTTAATTGTTTTCTATTTTCAGATATAATATGATTGTAAATAATTAATCTAAAAGAATCTATTGGATAGTTTAGCTTTTTATCAATCACTTTTTTGAGCTTCAAGAATAGCTCTTCACAATCATAATAGATATATTCTAGAATAAAAGCTTCACTATTGATGAAACCGTTATTAGCTTTTGTGAATTGGTCTTTAGTTAACATAGTATTCATTTTAAAGGGTTAAATTTCAATTCTAAGAGCTTAGAAATAGGGACGGTTTCACCCGCCCCCGTTTACGTCAATTAATCGGTTTCACTTGTTAGTTCATCTATTTTACTCTCAAAGTCTAATCTCATTTCCATTAATGAAATGGCAAGTTTTTCAGCGTCCCTAGATACATCATACATTTCAGATTTTACGCATTTAAGATTAACACTAGTTTCGTACATGTATTCATTTTGGAAAGAGTAAACTCTTTCGTTTCCATCATCATCTGTAGATATAGACGGTATATTCACCTTTCCTAGAATCTTCTGTAGGCTTGCAATTTTAGCTTTTAGTTGATTCGCTTTTAATGTGTATTCTTTAGTAGTCATTTTAGTATTCCATTTAATTAATTGTTAAGTAGTTACTTAAGTAACTGATATAAGTATAAGCAATAAATTTCACATATGCAACAATTTCAATGTTAAGAAATTGTTATGTTTTAACTTTTTTATTATCGTATGTAAAATATATTTTATGATATATGCAAATATTATTTTTTTGTATAATAATTAAATCATTATTAGTTTCTAGTATATTATAATATATATTTATATTTCTAGGTAAATGTATATTTTAACATATAATTCAATATTAGGTAAATATATATTTTAAGGTATATTCTATTATAATATATATTTCTACTTTAAGGTATATTATAATATTAGGTATATTTCTATTTATATATATATTTCTAAGTATATATATATTTCTAAGTATATTTCTAGATAAAGATATATTTCTAGGTATATATATATTTCTATATATATTTATATTTATATTTCTATTTCTAGATATATTTCTATTTTAGGGTATATAAAAATTTAGGGTATATAAAAATTTAAAGGTATATAAAAATCTAAAGGGTATATAGAAATTTAGGATACATAAAAATTTATAGGCTATCTAAAAATTTATCATTAAAGTATTCGGATAATATTTTATACTCATATAGGTATATACTTTTATATAATCTATCGTTACTCATTTTAACTAATCTATTTAATCTAGTTTTTTCTATATCAGTTTCTAAGCTTAGTTTATATTGTTTTATTTTATGTTCAATTAGTTTTATATATAGATTATTGTATTCCATAATGTTCATTCCTTTTTTGAGTCCAAACTATAGATTGTAATTCAAAGCCCTTTAAATTATATTCTTTAGCTAAATTTATATGTAGATTTTCTAGTTGCCTATACTCTACTTTATTAGGTTTGAATTTATCTACATTATATTTATTTAATAGTGCTCTTTTTTGCCATACATCTATAGTAACGTATCTATCATCTAATAATAGATTATGATAGAAACTATATATTTTTAGAGCGTCCTTATTTATTACGGATTGATATTCGTATATATCATAGGCTTTATTTTTATGTGTATTAGGTGTGCAAATTTTTATTTTATATCTAGGTATATTCCATTTTTTGGATATACATATTTTTTGCAAATCTATTTTATTCCTTATCCATTTATTCCGTATTGATAGACGGGCGGTAATCATGGCTATGTTTACTACATCTTTATTATAATAATTAGCCACCTTATTTAAGAAAGTATTTTCTTTATAGTACCAAAGTTTGGCACTATTGAAAGTATCTTCAGGTGTCCTTTCTAGAATATCTATTAAATTGTTTCTATACTTTTTTAATTTATATTTACTTAGTTTTTTCATTTTTTATCCTATACTTTTTTAGTTCATTCTTTTTTCTATTCTTATATATTTGTCTCATCTGTAGTTCATAGTGATAATCATGTTCATTTTTTAGCTCATCATATAGCTCATCATATTTAAACTTGTATTTATCATAATTAACTAAGTATCTGTCTCTATTCATAGTGTATTCATTTAGTTTTAATTAACATTTCCAATATAGCAAATTTGAAATATGCAATTTGTAAAAGAATGTAAAATTGTATAGATATATTTATAGTATAATATTAGGTATATATATATTTTAGTATAAAGTATAATATTAGGTAAATGTATATTTATAATTATATATAAATATATATTTTAAGGATTAGTAAAAATCCATGATAAGGGTTAGTAGAAATCTATTTTAAGGGTACATAAAAATCTAAGGGGGATACATAAAAATCTAGATGCACCCCCCGTAGAAATCTATTCAGCTTCTATTATTCTATTTAGTTTTATGTATTCATCAGCATACACCTTAGCGACATACTCCTTATCATCTAGCTTTGATAGCCTAGATATTCTAGGCTCCGATATGCCCGTTACCTTACTAAGAAATTTGTTCTTAGTTCCGTATTGTTTTTTTAGATATTTAATTTGGTTCATATTATTTCCTCAGATTTTGATTTCTCCATTATTGATTTATATAGGTCTGCTCTATAAAATACTTCAGCAATTGATATTTGTAATTCAAAATTGTATGCTTCTATATAAACAGATTCATTGCATTCAAACGCATTGATGTCGTGTAATTTAAACCACCGCAAACAATAATATATTGCTTGTTCATATTTTTTAGTTCTCACTACTATATTATTATCTTCATCTAGTGTTACTACTTTCATTTTGGCTCCTCCAATAATACTTCTAGTATTAATGATTTGCTTTGCTGGGTATTACCACTTAAAGCGATGTGTAGCACATTGACTAACTGCTCAATATCCTCGGTTGCCATTTTTCTTACATAGGTATTTATGATTCGTTTATCCATTGTATTCCTCTTTAAAGTTTTCTATTGTATTGTTTTTTTGTACTAATCTTATTTCACTCAAGGTGTTTGTTACCTTTACCTTGTCAACATAAAAAGGATAAAGGTCTACTTCATCTCCCGTGTCTAAATCAATAGTCTGAATGACTACCTCATCATCGGGATTGTATTCTTTTAAGTATTCTAATAATTTTACTACTCTCATATTTTCTCCAATCCTCATTTATAGTTCAAAGTATTCTTCGTATACATCCCAATTTACGTCACCCTGAGGTGTGACTAAGCCATTCTCAATGTATCGCTTAGCCTCCCTACCATAGTGACCTTGCAACTGCCAAGCTAATCCCGTAGCTATCAGGTCAGCAAAGAATTGCACTAGCCATTCAAGGCTATGCTCCTCCGTTTCATATTCGGTTACCCTTTGGTATAATCCCATTAGTTCAACTTGTCTCATAGTATTCCCTTATTGTTAATGTTCACTAGATAAGCTAATAAAGATTTCTGATATATGCAATTGGAAAAACAACATTTTTATTAAAAATATTGAATTTTACCCCGATTTACATTCTTTTACATTTCAGAAACAATATTATTAACCCACAGTAGAAATCTACAGTAGAAATCCCTAGGCAGAAATCTCTACCTAATATCCACTGGTGAAAATCCCTGAGCCTCCCAGCTATCCCCGTCCTTCTTCTTGTTCTCAGGTTTGAACCAAACAGACTGAGCCTTCTGCCTCCAGCTCCTCACTAGGTTACCCCTGCTATCCCTCCAATACCTTTGATTACTACTCTTAACAGATGCTTGATAATAATTATACATCTTTTTAGCACTATCCGTAGTGTACCCATTCCCGTCAAAATATTTTATGACATCATCAAGGGTGGGTATGCTACATTCTCCCTCTTCTTCTTTATTTATAGTTTCTTTTGTGTGTGTACTCACTACACTAGTTACTGGTGTACTCACTACACTAGGTGGTGTAATGGTTACACTAGTTGGTGTACTCAGTACACTAGTTATATCATAGTTGATGGTGATGAGCGTAGTTGACCTGTTAAACTTCTCGGTCAAAATGAACCCCTTCTTCTCTAGTTGCTTAATGGCTCCCACTACGGTCTTATTGGACACCCCAGTTAGTTCCACTATCTGAGATATGCTTATGTAGTCCTTTCTTTTGTGCCAGCCAATAGTTTTCCTACAAATAGCCATCAGTACCTTAAACTGAGCGTGCGATAACTCAGACATATGCTGGTCAATAATAATATTCGGTATTTGTGTGTGGTTGGGTACTTCTAGCATAGTTTTCCTTTTTTGTTTACACAAATATAAAAATAATTTTGGATACTCAATACTTTTTTATAAATTTATCCACAATCAAGAATCACAAAGGATACACATAATGGAAAATCACATACAATTTATGAACGCATTCCTATCTGGATTGCGCTCTCTACCTAACCCCGATGAGTATACCCGTGCCTACATTAGAGCATTTGAGGTGTGCCTACACTCGGCTAAGAGAAACCAACAAAAATCAAAAGGAGGAATACAAGATGAAACCAGCTTGGAACTACCGATTGATGCTTGATAACTCAGGCAAAAAAAAAATATTCTCATTTCATGAGGTGTTTTATGATGATGGTGATGATAAACCATCACATTTCACTAAGATGCCCGAAACGATGATGTCAGAAGAGGCAGAGGAACTTCTATTCAAGATAGAGGGATTTCTAAGTGGCTTTGAAAAGCCAGTACTATCCATAAACAGATTCCCTCAGGAGGTGCACGATGAAGACCTATAGCGATATGTCTAATGCTGATTATCATGCTTTAAATGACTACATATCTAGTTCATTCATAAAGAACGTAGCTAAGCACTCTATAGCTAAAGCCCTACAACCCGTGGAACCAAGTCAAGCGCTACTGTTTGGTGATGCTATGCACACATACTTCGAGGATACTCAGGCGTTCCACAAACGCTTTAAGGTTTTCAAGGACTCTGAGATAATAGCAAAAATCCTTGAGAGGAGACCCGACATAACTAGCCCCACTATGACAAAGGACTACAAGACTTACAAAAAGGACTTCGAGTGCTCACTTAGTGAAAATCAGACATCTATATCGGAGGATGATATGTATACACTTCAATATATGTACTCGTCCATGTCTTCTAACCCTGCCCTTAAGGAGATATACAATATGTATGACCCATCCGAATCTTGGGATGAGTATTCATTCCTTACCGAGGAGGAAGATATACATGGTCTGAAGTACCGTGTACGACCTGACCGTTTGCTCGTCCGAGACGAGGAGCCAATGGCTATTATAGACTGGAAGTCATGTAGGGATGCTAGTGAGAAAGCATTTCGCTCTGACTTTTGGAGATTTAGGTATGACCTACAAGCGGCTTTTTACTGCGAAGTACTAGGCATACTAATTGATGATTTCTATTACGTTGCAATAGAAAAGGAATACCCATTCAACACAGCGGTATATGGTCTCAATCCTGAGACACAAACGAATGCACTCAAAGAGCTAAGTGTAATCAAGCATCGCATCGGTGAGTGGAAAAAGAACCCAAAACAAGCTGGAACTGGCTTGCCTAATACTAATACAATTACATTATTATGAGCACAGAAAATAACACACTTAAATTATTAGCAGAAAGATACAAGCTAACTGGTAAGGACTTCTTCAAGCACCCATACCAAGGATTCATCATTATAACCCGAACTGGCGTTGAGAAGATAATGGCTCACGACAACATCACGGTGACCTATGAAGTTGTACCTGAGTTAACAGAGGGGCAGGAGAACTGCTGTATCAAGGCTACTGCCGAAAAATTAGACGCCAATGGTGAGGTATACACCGTGGAATCTTTTGGTACGGCTAACCACTACAATTGTCCCGTAAAAACTAAAAAAGCTGGCGGTGCATTACCCCACTATCCAGTAGAGACCGCTGAAAAGCGAGCAAAAGCGAGAGCCGTTCTACAAATCACTGGGTTCTACTCAGAGGGCGTGTTTAGCGAAGACGAGTCAGAAGACTTCAGGCGTGCTAAATAAGAATGGCGTAAAGGGCGAGGCACTCTTGTCTAGCTATCTAACCAAGCTAGGCTATGAGTGTTTCTCCGCCCCTCCTAGAAGGTTCCCAGATTGGGACATAAAGGCGATTACTCCTGACGGCAAAACTGTTTTAGTTGAGGTAAAGCTAGATGTAATTGGTATGTTTCTTAAGAACATAAAACAATTCAACTTTTACATTGAGATGTTCAATACGAAACAATTTGAGCCTAGTGGTATATTCAAGACAAAATCAGATAAATATGCATATTTTTTCTTGATGCCCGACAACACGTATCGTTTGTATGTGTTTAATACTAGGGAGCTCAGAAATTTTTTATGTGAGAACGTAACGATTCCCACAACTGGAAATTCAATCGAGGGGAACGCTGCTGGTTGGCTTTTACCTAACACTAGCCTGCCACAAATCAATCACACCCTAATAATATTAGACAAACAAGGAAACTATGTTAATAGCAACGCTCATTATAATAACAACGATTATATTGGCTGATGTCCAAAGCAAAAGGTCGAAGAACCGTCACTAAGGCTATAGAGTTTTTCCACGAAAAAGGAATGATAGTGGACGAAGTAGAACTTGGGGGGCGGTTCCGAAAATCCAAAGACCTGTTTGCTGGGCTATGCACCAAGTGCTGGAGTGAACGTTGTAATTGTGATGAGCTCGTATTTGATGGGTTTGACATCATAGCAATGGATGGTAAAAATGTTTGGTTGGTTCAAATAAAAACAAACCGACCACCAACACAAAAACCTTACATTCGTTTTGCTAAGAAGTTTGCTAGTAAATATATTAGGGTTCTTGCAATGACGTGGTATGACCGCAAGGGATGGGTCACCCACACCTTTAACAAAAATGGAACCGTAACTAAAAGAGACTTAAGAAAAACTAATGAGAAAAGAAATGACACTAAATGAACTATCTATACTAAAAATTTTAAGTGAACAAGACAAGGCTTTTTATAAGGATATAGAGCCTGAGATGAAATTTGAGGCTCACGATAAATATTGGACAACCTTTTCAACAATATGTAGCCTTATTCAGGCAGGTGTAATAGTGTCTGATAACAAGTACCCGTCTACTTATTCACTAACCCCGTATGGTAAAGTTAAGGCTAAGGAAGTGTTATGAGCCAACTTGACCAAAGGCACTTAGAGGAGGTGCTGGTTGGTACGCTCATCGCTAGTAAGGAATACAGAGACCTTATTTTTAATGTAACAGATGCTAACCACTTCCCTAATTTACACGCTATTTATCTAGAGGCGTGCAAGCAACACGCAGAGGGTATCTTGTTCAATGAGGATACCCTAGCCGCTAGACTAGATAATTTTGATGCTGGGTACTTGCTTGAATTACAAATGCATCAGAGAACCTCAGAGAACGACATCAAAGGTTATGCTCGGATTCTGAAGGACACCGCTGATAGGCGAAAATTAACTAAATCGCTCACCTATGCTACTAAGCTAGCCCATAACCCATCTACGACTATGGATGAGTTAATGATACAAATAGACAAGCTAAGTGGCGAACTGGATGAGGCAACCCCAGTAGATGCCTTAACCCCAACACAAATTTTCGAGCGAGAAGAGTCCGAGCCAAAGAAGGAAAAGCTAATGACCGGTGAAGTCAAGATAGATAATCAGCTATATCAGCACGTAGGTCTACACAAGGGTGACATTAATGTTATACTAGCAGATTCAGGGCACGGTAAAACCCAGTGGTCAACTTTTTTAGCATCTAAATTAGCGGTACAAGGATATCAAGGTTTGTGGTTTCAGATGGAGGATTACGATGTAAATACTGCCACACAATTAGCCCTGCAAGCTGTATCATACGCTGATAATGTTCGCATCGTAGACACCACCGATGACATAGACGAAATCAAACGCTTGTGTCGCCTAGCAAAAATTGAGGGTGGTTTAGACTTCGTAGTAATTGACTATATACAAGAGGTTTATGCTCAAGGTAGATACGATTCTAGAACCCTAGAGATAAATTATATAACAAAAATACTAAAACAGATAGCAAAGGAACTCAATGTGCTGGTTATTGTGCCTAGTCAAGTAACTATCTCTGAATACAATCGCTCAGGGTGGCAACTAGAGCCTAAGTATAAAGACGCTCAATGGGCTCAGGTTATTAAGAACGTGGCTCATTGTATGACCTCAGTTTTTCGTCCTAACATGGTTGAATCCTTAATATTGATGGATGGGCTTGGCGACCTCAAGGTCAAGGGTTGGAGAGATGGTGATGTACACTCTTATGAGAGCGTATTTATTAAGGTTGTAAAAAGCAGGCGAGGTCAACTTAGCCACGAGCGCATCAAGGCACTACACCACAAAGACCTAGGGCTAAAAATTTAGTTATTGATTTTCTTCACTCACTTATTTACTTTTAAACTTCAACTATAACTTAATCAAAGAAAAATGGCGACAATTATAAACGCATCAATAGACGTAACAAAAATACCAAAAGATTCGTTAGTAAAAGGTAAAAAGGGCACCTATGCCAACGTTACCGTGTTCATAAACGATGAGACTAGATTTGGAAACAACGCTAGTATTGCTATGAGCCAATCAAAAGAACAACGAGAGGCAGGAGACCCAAAAGTATATTTAGGCAACGGACGTGTAGTATACACTGAGGGAGCCGTTACAGTAGCAGAACGGGAGGGTGTAGATGCTCCAAAGCCAGTGCTTGAGGCTGCGCTTCCCTTTTGATAAAGACCCGATTCTACGCTATATAATAGAGAAACTTATGTGATAGTGTATTTTCATTAGTATTCCTTATGAATGGAGGGTGTGAAAGCCCCCATTCTTTTTCATAGCAATTCTGATGAAACGTGAAACAAAAGATTAACTTATTAGTTTTTCGTTTTAGTTAAAGATGACCTAAGGGGGCTTGTGCGAGCAACCCCCCTTTTTATTGGTATTGATATTTCTTATAGAACTACCTAGATTTTACTATTTAACTAAATGAATGTGTATGTATTACGATTATTTTAGCATCAAAGAATTTTTAGTGGATAGAGTTATGTCAGATGTTCCTATTCACGTAGTTGATAAGATAGAAAAGTATCATAAGCCCATAATTAATCCTATACGTCACAAGATAGGTCAACCGATACAAGTATCTCAAAACAGTGGGTATCGCTCGAAAGACTGGGAACTATCGCACGGTAGAAGCGGAACCAGCGAACATACCTTTACTGGGCTAGGTGCGGTAGATTATACGTGCGCAAACTTAGAGTTACTACTAGAGGAACTTAGAGCGTCTGACTATAAGCGCATTTGTTACTACCCAGAGCAAAAGTTTATACACTGTGACCACAAAGGGGACAGATACCACGAATTTGAAGTAGATGAGGATGGCAAATGGCAATACAAGGGCGAAAGAAAATAAAAGCCGTTACCATAGATAACCGTAGCGTACCACAGGGTAATCTGCAAACCGTTAAAGAAACTAAAGTACCCAAGGTAATACGCAAAAAAAAGGTATTGAGTAGGGAGCGTATCGTTCCTATCATTGATTTAACAGTATATTTAATTAACAAAAGAGCCGTAACTATGACTTGGACTTGGTTAAAATCTCGACTAAAAGAACCCTCAACGTATCAAGGTGTAACTGCCATAGCTGGAGCTATTGGTGTAAGCGTACAGCCTGACATGTACGAATCCATAGCAGCACTGATGGTAGCCATCATTGGTGTGATTCAGACTATCAAAAAGGAGAAGCCTGAACCAGAGGCAAAATGACCCCTGAAGAGATTAAGGACGCAATTAAGGATAGCCCCTACTCTATGGTGGACTTCTCAAAGCACGTTGCCATTTACATGGGCGTAGACTGGTCAAACAAGTTCAAGGAACGAATCTATCAGCTTCTTTCTCCAAAAGGACACGGCAAGCCCTCCGAAGATGAATTATCAGCTATGGTGTTCTGGTGTGAGGTACAAGGAGACCCACACTGGTATGCACACAGATATTACCGCTCTAAAGACCTACCCAAAAAATATCTCTTGCTAAGAGATTGGCTTACTGGGCGAAGAAGCTACAATCGTCAACAAGTTAAAAAAATGCTTGACTATATATCTCGACTTCTGTAGATTGTGGATAACCAATCACAATTAAAGAATAAGGATACAAATGGATATAGCTGCATCTATACTATATAGGATAAGCCTAAAGACAGGTATTAGCCTTAAACTAATAAAAGGTAAATCTAGAAAGCAAAATATTGTTGATGCTAGACAAATTTATATGTTTGCACTCAGACAATTAGGATTTAGCCAACAATTTATAGCAAACAAGCTAAAATACAAAGACCACACCACTGTTCACCACCACTTAAAGAAGGATTGCTCTATTTCGCACGAGAATCGCCTTATAGCGACACAAATAGTAAAGGTATGTCTACGTATGGCTGTAAAGGAGAACGCACGTCTAGGGAGAAGTATGAAAGAAAAAAATTTTGGGGAGCGTTAATTTTATGGAAGCTATAATTATTTTTTTATTTTCAACAACAATGACGTTTATAGGCTTCTTGATTGGTTTGTCCAAGGGAATAGAAAGCTCAGAAGACGATGTAAAAGAAGCCTTTAAAAGAGGTTATATTGATGGATACATGGATGCAGCAGGAAAAAAAGATGGAGAGCCTTATTATAAAGACTTCCCGAAGATGGGTATAAACTAGCCCTTCTTACTGCGACCAGTTCGTTTCATGGAGACCATTCTTCCATTCTTGGCTCCCATCATACCCTTCTTCTTTTTGTCTTTCTTGTCTTTTTTGCCGTGTGAGCCGTGATACATAATTATTTACCTATTTTTTGTTGTGCTTTTCTATGGGCTTCAGCGAAGGAGTCTCCCATGAGCATCCTTCTTTTCATAAAGTCCATGTGTGGTTTACTGTGATGAACTGAGTGTCTACTCAGCATTGTCTGCTGACTCTTGGTCAGCTTTTGCTTCATTATCATTTTCTATTGCGTTTTGATAACCCTTAATCAGATGTTGTGTTTCGTGTAGTTGCATCACAATTTGTGATTCAAGGTTCTTTAATTGTTCTAGTCTTTCTTCTGCTGTCATAATTTTACTCGCTTAAATTATTATTACCAAGGAAGTCCATTGAGTGTTGTTGGATTCTTTTTTCCATCAATCTCAGCCTGAACACTTGCCTCTATTGCATCTTTATCTATTTTTGCATAAATCCAGCCAAGAACTGTTTCCTCAGTTAAGTCTGCATATGCTACATAATCTTCAGATGATGGGTCTGGCGTAAAGGATTCAGCGCCATAACAGCTTCCTGTATAGTCACCATCTGTTTTACTACAGCCCCAATGGGCTATAACAACCCCTTTGTCAGAGTCGTTAGTGTATTCTAGTGTGTTTATTTTCCAAGTCATTATTTTATTATTTTAATGGTTCAACAATTACTTTTCCATATTCATCTGTCCATTCAGTATCAATCATGTGTTGGTCTTGTCTTTCGCCAATTACTAACCAGTTTACCATTGCATTTGATTCAGCATTCTGACATTCAATGGTAAGTATATTACCAGAAACCGAACCTTTGACTGCATCCCAATCTGACTCATTTGATGTATATACATGAATGCTTGTATTAAGCGCAACAAATGTACCCTCAGTCATCGTACTGACTTCATCTAAATTCACAGTAGCTTGTCCATCAGATAAAGCGACAGAGCCACGATAAATGTTATTAGCTTGTGGAGATTCAACAAATGAATGAACTAAATGGTGTGTATCTTTTTTTGATTCTAGTGGATGGTCAATCTTAAATGAACCTGAACCCTTAGTTAATGAGCCTGCAAATGAGGAAGCTCCTGCTGAACTAACAGAAAAAATATCACCTGTACCGTTAAGATGAATACGAAAACTACCATCACTTACTGCACGTAAAAAGAACGGTTGATTTGACCCTTGTTTTAGTTCAAATTGATAATCAGAGCCTGAAAGGCTTAAACGTTCATTAGATGCTGACCATCCTAGTGTTTCTGTACTTCCAGTATCCTCGAAAAAAGATATATTACCATTATTATGAACTTCAATACGCTTGGTATTATTAGTATCAATAAATAAGTCATGGTTGCTAGATGTACCTAAATGCGCATTGCTGTTTTGTGCGTATGTAATATATTGACAGTTGTTGGTTGTGTCCTTAATAATTAATTTCGGTGAAGAGGCATCTTCTAAATGAAGAATACTTGAAGGGTTATTAGTGCCAATGCCTACATTGCCACTAGAGTCAATGCGCATGTGTTCAGCAAATGCGCCTCCTCCAGGCCCAGTACCAAAGCTTAATACTCCTTGATTACTACTTTGGTCTTCAAATGTGCATGTTATTGAGGCTGATTTTGTACCATTAGAATTTTGAAAGGCTAATGACGCTTGATTATTATCAGTGCCATTTGTGTTTTTTATGACTATACCAACACCACCATCATTAGCTGTCGTTGTTGAACTAGCATCATGAACCTCTAATTTTTGTGATGCACTAGTTGCACCAATAGCCACGCTGCCACCATTGAAATATGAAGTACCACTACCAAGAAGCTGTGTGTTCACAGTACCTGAACTGTTGCGAATGTTTACAATTCCATGTCCACTAGAATTGTTACCAATATCAAATGTTCTTGTACCACCTGAGTTTGATGACCTAAAAGTGTTTGCATCATTTGTTCCGTTTTTTACTGCTAAGATTCCATCTGTTGCATTTCCTACAACCTCAAGTGCAAATGTGGTATTGCTTGTCGTTCCAATACCTACATTACCATCCTTATCAATACGCATCGCCTCAGATTGCGTTCCAGTAGCTGAAGTGCTGAATGTTAGATAACTGCTTGTGTTATTTCCTGACGTTCCACTTAAAATTTTACTTAGTGTTGTATCAGCATTATTACCAAAATTAATAGCGCCAATATTGTCTGTGGTATTGTTATTGTTTACTTGTAGAAAAAGTTCACCACCATTACTGTTACTGTCCCCTTTTACATGAAGAAGTCCAGATGGGCTATCGGTGCCAAGTCCTAATCTTGAAGTTCCAGCCTCCCAATAAAAATCACGATTTTGCGATACGCTCATAAATGATATATCACCATCACTGAACATACGAATACGCTCAGCATTATTGGTTCTAAGCCTCATATGATTATCATTGTGGTCGTAAATAATACCACCAATATCATTATCAGAGGCATCCCCAAAATCAATAAATGTTTCAGCGCCATCTGCTGTAGTAAACCTCAACCCATCTGTGTCTGCATGATGTATGTCTAGTTTTTTAGTTGCAGTACCACCAATCCCTACATTTGCACCAATCTCAACATTCCCACTACTATCAATAGCAAGCCTGCTAGTTCCACCTGTAACTAACCCAATAGCATCAGCACCACTAGCAAATAACCCAGTATTTGTATCACCAGTAAATGAGTAGGATGGTGCGCCAACGCTACCCAAACCAAGAGTTATCTGTGTAAGAGCATTACCTTTTCCATTTGTCAAAGCACCAAGTAGTGGGTCACTAGGATGATTTCCAACAGTAGTAGTGCCAATACTTACTAACGTTTGAAATCCATCTTTTAGCTGCGTTGATTCTAAATTTGCCATAATCTATTGCTTATTAAATAACATTCTTGATTGATTAAATATCTGATTACTCCTGCTGAAAACTCCATACAACACATGAGATATAGCTACAAATACAGGCTTCATTAGTCTACGAAATCTATGAGTAATACTTGCGCAGTTCTATCTGATGCCTCGTTCTGCGAACCCTTCAGCCGTATCGTATCTACATCTTTGAATACATCAGCAGGAAGCGTGTGCTTACCTGTAGCTACAGTA